AGCAGACGCTAAGAATCATCGAGCGCGTAAAAGCCAGGGAATCTCCCCGGTAACAAGCTCGGAAATCAAAGAAAAGGAGAGAAATGCGATGCAGGAAATCAATGAAGAATTGGAGAACGATAGATCAGTATTAGAATGGATGCTCGGCCAGTACGTCCGAGCGAAGCGCCGAAAAAAACAGCTAGAGGTCCGGCTTCTTGAGATCAACGCTGAGCGTGACTCTCCGATCGGAGGGCAGGGATACGATCCACTGCCGAGAAGTGGAGGCAACAACGAAGGCGCAGCCGGAATCCTCATGAAGCTGGCCGACATCGAAGACAGGATCTACGAGCAGAAAGCCAAGGCTGATAAATCCATGGTCAACGTGGCAACGATCCTGAATTTTTTACCGGAGGAATCTATGGAGCGCGAGATCTGCGAGCTCCGCCACATCGATGGTCATGAATGGGGAGAGATCGCAGAGGGAATCCCGATGTCAAAAAGCCAGTGCCACAGAATCCACAAGGCCGCCATGTACGAGCTCCTGGAATTTAACTACGTGAAAGAACTTGTCACGGAGAACCGGGAATCGTATGAATATTACATCGAGAAAAAAGAGGAAGCCAGATACCGCCGCGAAAATCAGGCCAGGAAAAATGCCGGAAAATAAAACTCGGAAAAAATATCCGGGAAATTTTCTCCGGAAAAATCTACGCGAAAAAATCCGGAGAAAAAATCCAGCCTTTGAAGCCCGGAAAATCTGGCCGGAAATTTTAAGGCGAAAACAAAGCCCGAAAAAAGCCCGGAAATACATAGCCGAAAAAACAGGCGAAAATAAAGCACTTTTTCAGAGGCCCATATAAGGCCCGAAATACAAGGTCGCAAAATAGGCCCATATAGCAGGGGCTTATAAGAGGCCTATACACAAGGCCACGGCACAAGCCCAGTCCACAGGGCAGGCATAGCAGGCCCACACACCAGGGAGCAGGGCAGAGCACAGCCCCACAGCACCAGGCCACAGGGACACAGGCAGGCCAGGAGAGCAGGGCAAGGCTAGGCTCACGCACACACCCAGCAGCCACGCTCGCAGCACGCACAGCACAGGGCAGCCAGGGCACCAAGGCAAGCAGCACACCTGCATCAGATGAAAGATGCGACACCATGCACCACTTGCATGTGGTATAGTAGTAGCATCGAGGCAGGCGGATGAGAGAGACAGACGCACCAAGGCGCAGAGCGAACATTCTGCAATCTAAACAAACAGAAGCAGCGCCACATCGAAAGAGATCAGCACAAGAGCTGGTCTCTTTTGCTTTGTCAGTAATGCACAAATCGTAGGTACTACTTTTGTTTATTTTTTCCAGCGGGGCGAGGAAGGCCCGATGCTTTCCCGGATATGACCTTAATTTTTTTTCGCGTTTCGTTACGCCCAGCCCGGTACATCAAGGAATTTGTAACAGATTGGAGGCAGACCGGATGACAACAGAAATGAAAATGGAGACACGAAGCCTGGCCAGCTTGCGCCCGGCGGAATACAACCCAAGAGTCCAGCTGCAGCCGGCCGATCCAGAATATCAGAACATCAAGCGCAGCATTGAGACCTTCGGATACGTGGATCCGATCATCGTAAACCAGGACGGAACCATCATCGGAGGCCACCAGCGCTACAACGTTATGAAGGACCTCGGATACACCGAGGCGCAGGTCGTCGTGGTCGATCTGGACAAGAATAATGAGAAGGCGCTCAATATTGCGCTGAACAAAATCACAGGAGAATGGGATGAGATCAAGCTGAAAGACCTGCTGCTCGACCTCGATCTCAATGATTACGATCTGACAGCGACCGGTTTCAGTTCAAAAGAGGTCGAAGACCTCGTGATCCGACTCGACAAGGACGTGGAAGCCGAAGATGACGACTTCGATGCCGACGCAGACTATGAATCCATCGAGGAGCCGGTCACCCAGCGCGGAGACATCTGGATCCTGGGAGACCACAGACTCATGTGCGGAGATTCCACTGACCTCGGCGACGTCAACACCCTGATGGGCGGCGAGGAAGCAGACCTCGTGATCACGGATCCGCCGTACAACGTCAACTACAAGGACGGATCCATCAAAAACGACAACATGGACGAGGGATCCTTTGAGGATTTCCTTCAGAATGCATTCCTGGCCATGTTCGAGAACATGAAACCAGGAGCCGCAGCGTACATATTCCACGCAGACAGCGAAGGCCTGGCATTCAGGCGTGCATTCAGAGATGCCGGATTCAAGCTGGCAGAGTGTCTGATATGGGAAAAGAACTCCTTCGTGCTTGGCCGCCAGGATTACCAATGGCGCCACGAACCAATTCTCTACGGATGGAAAGAAGGCGCTGCACATTACTTCATTGACGACCGAAGCCAGGACACAATCCTCCTGGAGGATGAACTCGACCTGGAATCCATGAAGAAGGAAGACCTGATCACATACATCAATCAGATCATCGCCCAGTACAAAGACCAGACGACCGTCCTCTTTGAGAAGAAGCCGACAAAGAACGACGTGCATCCAACAATGAAGCCGGTAAATCTGGTCGGAAGACTGATGCGGAACTCCAGCAAGCCAGGATGGAACGTCCTCGATTTATTCGGAGGCAGCGGATCCACGCTCATGGCAGCAGATCAGATCGGCCGCCGGGCGTTTCTGATGGAGCTTGACGAGAAGTTCTGCGACGTAATCGTCCACCGATGGGAAGAATTCACAGGAAAGAAGGCTGTAAGAGCCGGAAAGCTGGAGGTGAGCCTATGATGAAC